TTGCTGACGGACAAACAGATCCGGGCTGCGGTGGCGAGGGAGCGGGCCTATCGGCTGCCCGACGGGCAGGGCCTGCACCTTCAGGTCACGCCGAGCGGCAGCAAGCTCTGGCGCTTCCGCTACGAGTTCGGCCGGCAGGAAAAGCTGCTCGCCCTCGGCCGGTACCCGGAGGTCACGCTGGCCAAGGCTCGCGACGCGCGGGAGGAGGCGCGGGCGCTGCTGCGGGACGGCCGGGACCCGAGCGCCGAGCGGCGCCTCCGCCGGGCCGCCAACACCGCGGCGGCGGAGACCACCTTCGAGAGCATCGCCCGCTCCTGGCATGCCCAGCAGGTCAAGGTCTGGGTCGCGGCTCACGGCCGCAACGTGCTGGCGAGCCTGGAGGGCGATGCCTTCCCGACCCTCGGCCGCCTGCCCATCTCCGAAATCACGCCACCCATGGTCCTGTCGGTCCTGCGTCGGGTGGAGAAGCGGGGCGCCGTGGACGCGGCGAAGCGGCTGCGCCAGCGCCTGAGCGCGGTCTTCGTCTTCGCCATCGCGTCCGGCCTAGCCGAGAACGACCCGGCCGCCGTGGTCATCAAGGCCCTGGCGCCAGCCGATCCGGAGAAGCAGCCTGCCATCCTGGATCTCGAACAGCTGCGCGCGATGCTGGCCGCGGTCGAGGCGAAGCCGGCCTACCCGGTCACGAAGCTGGCGCACCGCCTGCTGGCGCTGACCTCGCTGCGCAACGGCGAGGTCCGTGGCGCGCGGTGGAGCGAGTTCGAGGGGCTGGAAGGCCCGGAGCCGCTATGGCGGGTGCCGGCCGAGCGGATGAAGGCGAAGCGGGAGCACCTGGTGCCACTGGCACCGCAGGCGGTGGCGGTCCTGCGCGTGCTTCAGCGGCTGACCGGGGCGTACCAGCTTCTCTTCCCGAACGCCTGGCACGCCCACAAGCCTCTCCACGAGAACTCCATCGGCCACCTGATCGACCGAGCCGGGTACCAGGGGCAGCACGTACCCCACGGCTGGCGCTCTTCCTTCGCTACCATCATGAACGAGCGATACCCAGAGGACCGGGCCGTCATCGACCTCATGCTGGCGCACCAGCAGCGGAACAAGGTCGAGGCCGCCTACAACCGGGCGGCCTATCTGAAGCGGCGCCGCGAGCTGGCGTGCCTGTGGGCGGACCTGCTGCTAGAGGGAGCCGGGACGCTGGACGCCCTGATCGACGGGAGCCGACGCGTGTCCGGCATCCGGAGGAAGCGGGTAGGGGAGGGCTAGGCCCTTCGCCTCCCCGCCACCTCCTCGCCGGCCGGCGGCACCGAAACCTGCCGGACGGGCAGGCTGTCCTTCCATTCCAGGATGACCGACCGGGGCCATCGCACTAGGCCGCCGCCGAGCTGGCGGGGCTGCGGGAAGAGCCCCTTCGCCATGTGCCGGTAGATGGTGGAGCGGCCGAGGCCGACCTCTTTCTCCACCTCCGAGATCTTCAGGAAGGGATCACTGAGGAAGGCCGATCCGTCAGGCATCCCCACCTCCAGCATCCGCACCCCGCCCTCCATCCCCCTCGCCGGGCGGTGGGGTGTTCCCCCGCCTCAGCGCGGCGGCAACAGCGCGGCCGAGGGGCGAAAGACAGAAACACTTGTGCCACCACCCATCGTAGCGCTCGCTCCTCTTCAGGAGCCCCGGCGGAAATTCTGCTTTGGCGGTTGCCTCAGTCATGAGGCGCCACGGAAGTTCCGCCGTGAAGCCCAGGATGGCTTCGCGCTGCGCCTCCGTGAGCCCCGCGACCACCCGCTCCACCTCCTCGCGCGTCGGCTCACCCACGGCGCTGCTCCTGGCTGGCGGCGAGGGCGCGGAGGGCGTTGACGGCTTCATCGAAAGCGATACCGCGCTGATGGTATCGCGAGCAGGTATCGCGCAATCCCAAAACGTCCGCGCGATCACGCTTAGCGAAATGCCAGTCACGCATCCGCTCAATTCGTGCAATGCAGGCTTCGATCTCCCGCAGCGTCTGCGCGTCAGCGGCGGTCATCGTCATCCCCCGTGTCAAGCGGGCAGTGACGCCCAGTTGTTTCCGGCTCGTTGTCGCGGATTTGCGGGCAACGCTTCCAGTTGCACTCGCCATCTCTGCCGCCGTGGCAATACTTCGGCGCCTTCTTAAGCTTCTGCGCGTCAGCCATTGCCGGTGCCCTCCTTCGCGTCCCTGACCCACTGATGGCCGTCCCAATAGAGTGCCGGGCCATTCCAGCGTGGATAGGAATGACTGTTCCAAAGGATACCGCCTCGCTGCCACTGCACGACTTCGACAGTGCATGTGTCGCCGTCGATCAGGGTGAGTTCAGCGGTCAGCGTATGCTTCCGCCCATCCCATCGAGAACGCGCGTCGGTGATGGCGACATACGAAGGCGGTGTTCCAGGCGGCAGGATGCCGAGAAGATACCTCTCAATCTTCTCGGCCGCAGTTGGTGGCTTTGGCTTTGGGATCAGAAGGTCAGCCTGCCGGTGATCCGGAACCGCAGTGCTCATCACTTGCCCTCCTGCGCGGCGCGGAGGGCGGCACGAAGCGCGACGATCAAACCAGCCAGGGGTCGGTCTGCAATCGTCACGTCAGAGCCGTTCGCCTCCATTTCCTTGATCCACTTACGACGCTCTTCCAAGCCGATATCAAGAAGCTCCTCGAAGCGGCCTTCGAAACTCGTCACCCGCTCCCCACCGCCCTCCTGCGCGGCGAGGGCGGCGCGTTCCGCCAGGACTGCCTTGATGTCTTCGCGCATGGCAGCCTCGCCATACACTTTGCCCATGTCATCGTGCGACAACATGCGTTGCAGACGTGCTGCGGCTCGGTCTGCATAGGTGGATACCCGCGCCCGCTCCGCAGCCTCGGGGGTGGTGTTCGTCATGGCGCGACCTCACTCTTCCTCTTATTGAAGTTAAGCCACGCAAAATCATCAGCCTGCCTGAATGTCGCAAACGGGTCTGACACACGGCCATCCGCAAAGAAAACGGTGTAACCGTCATCGTACCGAGAAACGGAGGCAACCTGCCGCTTATCTAAAAGCAAAAATACCCCTCCACCTTGACGTGGCTTAGTCGCGAACCATCGACTACGCATGGATCTCTTCACTCCCCCTTCGCGGGCTTGGACAGCAGGGCGCGGATACGGGATGCCGCTCTACGCAGCACAGTTCCACTCGCAGTGGTTCCGTAGCTATAGGCATCAACAAGGTCAGCTTCCCTATCCAACCACCGCGCCGCCTGTTCCTCCCACGGCACGGATGGCGCGGGCGGGGGAAGCGGCATGTCCCGTATCTGTTGCGCCCAGCCAGCGAGGTTGCTGGCATAGGTGGTAAGCGCGTCGTGCGAGACAGAGTGAAACGGGGAAGCGTCGCGCAATGCGATGATCTCGTCAGAACCCTTGTCGAACAAAGAGGCAATCGCCTCTCGCACGACCTCTCCCCTATCCTCCCCCACCTGCGCGGGCGGGGTGGCGATTTCCTCGAAGCGACCATCATGGAACTCATCATGCGGCCGTGCCCACAGTTTGCCGTCCTCGCCCTTGTAGATAACGAGAACGGCGCCTTCCTCGCACGGTGTCTCGGCTTGAAGGGACGCATATCCCTGCACGGCATAAGACGTACCGCGCTTCCTGTGCCGGAACATTCGCTCCCCCGCCGCCGTGCTGGGCGCGGTGGGGGCGGCGGTGCGAACCAACTCGCGCAGGTCGGACAGCAACAACTCTGCCCCGTCCGGCGGCGGCCCGTGGATCGCATGCACCACGTCGCTCAATCCTATGAGTGGATTTGCGTCGCGCAGCTCGACATAGCGGCGGATGCGCTCCACCGCCTGCTGCCCGCTGGGGGTGTGGGCGGTCATGGCGCCTGCTCCTGCGTGGTGGCGCGGGCGAGGGCGGCGCGCATGGCTTCGACCGCCTCGCCATATTCGAGCATCTGGCAAACATCATCGCCGTTCGGTTCGTCGGTGATCCGGAGGAACTGCTGCACCGCCTCCACCAGCGCCGCATTCACCTCGCGGAGGTGGGTCGCTTCGGGGGTGGGGCGGAGGGCTCCTACGAGCATCCAGCCGAGCGGCGTAGGCTGCACGCCGCCGAAATGGCGGACGTCAAACCCATCAGCCTTGCCCCATGAGATCAGGCCTGCTGGCTCCAATTCGCTCGTGGGACCATCCTTGCGGTAGTGGTTCATGAGGAACGACGGCTTCTTCAGAGCCAGCACCATCTCGGCAATCGCCTTCAACTCTTCCAACGCCGCCGCACTGACGCTGCTGGCCAGCACCTCCATCTCCCGCTCACTCGCCATCCGCCCCTCCCGTGCTCTCCACGGCGGCCAGCGCGTCGGGGTGGTCGGTGGGGGTGATCTCTGGCAGCGACGCCCAGCCCACCGCGCGGATGCCGTAGCCCAAGATCGGGCCGACATCGTGCGTGTCCTCGATCGGCACCGGGAACTCGCGCTCGCCGCGCCACCACTGGTATCGCAGGCCCTGCGCGAGCGTGTCGGGCGCGTGCAGGATCGACCACACGTCGTTACTCAGGAGCGCGAGGAAGCGCGTTCCATCGCGCGGCGCCTCGCTCATGGGGCGAAGGTCCAACGTGTTCATGCCGCCTGCGCCTCCTGCTGCAGAAGGAAGCGCCGCAGAACCATGCCGCGCTCGGTGGCGCGCCAGATGGCGGGAACGCTCGGCCGCTGAACCTCGGCCAGGCGGAACGCCTCCAGCCGGAGCATTGCCTCGTGGCTCGGGTTCTTCTTCGAGTAGGCTCGGCGCCGGATGGACGATCCGTCTTCGGGCAGCCACAGCAGGGCGGCGCGCCCAGCCGGCCCTATCTGCCGGAGAAGGTCTCTGGCCGCGATCTCGTTGAGGCCCGCGCCGAGGGTGGTGGTGAAGCGCCGGTCAGCCATGGAGCGCGCCCTTCAGGACCCGCGCGCCTGCGGTGGTCAATCCGACGAAGCGGTCTCCGACCCGCTGCCGATCCACGCCGGGTGAGAGGGTCATCAGACCCCTCCGGCTCAGGGTCTCGGCGTGCTTGCGGACTGTGGCGATGCTGGTCTTCGCCGCGGCGTCCACGCCCGCGATGCGCTCGCCCTTCTCGCCGCAGGCCAGCATGACCGCGATCTGGGTCTCGCTCAGGGTCGCGCCCTGCAGGTCCACCCGGAAGGCGATGTTGTGCCTGCGGCACCAGTCACGGGCTTCCATGACCGTGACGAAGTTCTCGATGCTGGTCTGGATACCGCTGGGCGTCTCGTGGCCGAGCAGCCAGTATCCGCCAGGGCCGGGGACCACCACGGGTCGGCCGAGGGAGGCCATCAGGCGTTCTCCATGGCTTCAAGGTTTAGGATCGCCGCCTCGACGCGCTCCTGGGCGCGGTGGACGGCATCGGGATAGGCGGCGGACATGGCCGCCAGGTGCGGGCCGTTGGCGGCGCGGAGCCGGCGCAGGTCCGCCACGGTGCGGGAGCGTCCCAGGGCGCGCTGCCAGGGCTGGTCCTGATCCGTCAGGCGCCGCCAGGACGCCTCCCAGACCTGGATCGCCGGCGCGCCGGATGCGCGCCCCTGGATCTCGTGCAGCGCGCCGTCTGGGCCGATCATCGGTAGCCCCTCCCCGCTCACGAGCCGCGCTGCCGCAGCGTCAGCAGCTCGTCCAGGATGCGATCCACGGCCTCCCAGACCGGCTCGCCCTCGTGCCGCTCGCGGTGGACGATCTCCGCGGCGCCGAGCGTAACGTTGAGGGTCCGGCGCGACCGGTCCGCCTTGGCGGTCCGCATGGCCAGGAGGGCCTGCTCCACCACGGCGACCGGCACGGCCATGGTCGCGGCGATCGCGTCGGGCTCCTGGCCCCGCTTGCGCAGGCGGCGGATGGCCTGCACCAGCTCGTCCGACATGCCGATATCGGGGCGGAGCGCCGCGGTGCGCGGGCTCATGTCCCCGGCGCCGGGCCCGGGCGCCCGGCTGTGGAACCCGTCAGGCATGGTAGGAAGCCGCGATCGCGAGGGCGACGAGGGCGTAGAACAGCGCGCCGCCAGCGCAGCCCCAGGCGAGGCCGTGCCAGATGTTGCCCTGATGTTCCTCGGCCGGCGCGTAGCTCGGCGTGGTGATGGCGGCGCTCATGCGCGTGCTCCGGGGAAAGGCACCACGACGGCGCCGGCGGTGGCGGGGATGGCGGAGGGCTCGAAGCGGAACTTCTCCTGGGGCTGGCCCAGGACGCGGGAGACGGCCTCGAACTGCTTCTGGTGCTCGATCGTCGCGTGCAGGTTCTGCAGCGCGCGGCGGGCCAGGGCTTCGTCGTGGTTCACGATGGAGCGGTGCAGCGCCGCGGCGATGCTTTCGAGGTCCTGGCTGATCACTGGCCGATCCCCAGGCCGGACACGGCCAGGGCCGCCAGCGACAGGAGCGCCAGGGCGAAGCCGAGTTCCGTGGCGACGAAGATCAGGCGCAGCGCCGCCAGGATCAGGCGGCCGGCGAGGCTGTCCGGCGCGACCTGCCAGGGGTCGCGGCTGTCGGCCAGGGGCGTGACGCGCCGGGCGACTAGCACCGGGCGGCGGGGGATGCGGTGGCGGACGAGCGGCGCGGGGCGGAGGAAGGCGGCGCTGCTCTGGGTGGCCGTGAGGGCCATATGGGCTGCTCCATGCCGGGTGGCGATGGAGCTACCATGTGGCCATGTCGGCCACTTCGTCAACTAATAAATGGCCAAGACGGCCACTTTTATGGCCATACGCCTATGGCCACCCTGTCCACTCCAGGGAGCAGCACAAAAAACCCCGCCGGCCGGAGCGGGCGGGGTGGCTACTAGGTATGCAGAGACCAAGTCAGTGGATTGGAGACGATCCAGCACCACCATTCGGAGGCCGTCTCACCTGCCCAAACAGCATGGTCTCCATGATGTCTAGCGCTTCTTCCTCATGTCCTGGAAACACAACTGACGGAACCTCATGGCCTGCGAGTGCCCGTGTTCGAACCTTCACACGGCTAGGGCTTTCTGTAGGTAGGACCAACATAACCTTAAAGGGCGGCACATCTCCTGATTTGCTCTTGAGCTGGGCAACAGTGGCTTCAAGAGTACGATCAGTCGATGTTCCAAGAAACAGCGCCAGCGGCTGCAATATTTTAGGCGCAACCACTATGTCAGCAGGGGTCTGCCAAATCTCCGGATAAACCGGCGTCCTAACCCTTATAATTGCTCTATCTGCAAATCGCCCTGTGACAGCTTGGGTAACAATCTCGCGAAAGGTTTCCTCTGAACGCTCCCTGGCGGGAGGAACCAAATCCTGCACTCTCATCAACACGGATATAAAAGACAGCGAGAATTCAGGAATTTGATCGACGGGCATGTATTTAGTGTGGAGAACCCCTTGGTCTGCGTCGAAATGCACACCTGCATCAAAAAGCATTGCCTGAAAAGCAAAGGCGTGTCGTCCGGTGAGCAAATCAATACCTGAGGCTTCGATTTCAGGTATGACTAGTCCATCGTCCTCCAAGCGAGCAAAGCCCGGATTTCTCTTGTCGTAGACGACAAAGAATGCAACTCGGTCCCCGTCTCTACGCCTAAACGGGGTTCCTACCGCCAGTCCCACAGGAACTTCGCGGACAACCAAACCACGACAAAAGGCGCGGCAGAGAGCATCCTTCATAGCAAATCCCCGCGCTGGTCGAGGCGGAAGAAACTTACAGCTACAGCAAATGCCGCAGCCTTGTCTACCTTAAATTGCGTTGTTCGATCCCAAGTTTTTCTTGGCCACCTACGCATTTTGTAATGCGACCAGCTTGCTCGTCCTTGCTCACACCTCAATACGGCATGGCAATGCCACCCTGGTTCTTCACCAGGGTGCCAATCACGAACGCAAATCACTCTACAGATACCGTCTTCTACAATTGCCAAGGACGCGTTAAAGATCTGCTTCTGCTCAGAAAATTTTATCAACACCTTAAACCGGCTGTGCAGAGCAGAAAACTCCACAATCCGCCATTGCCATGATGCATCGCCAATCCTGAGAGGAGATTGAGATGCAAAAAAACGAAAATCTGCGGCTGGAATTTTTCCGGCTTTCCACTCACCTTGGTCGTGAATGGCTTTGTTTGCTTGAATAACCTCAAGCACACGCATGTCGTGCCCCAGGAATATCTGCGCTTATGCAGCGCACGATCACTTCCACTCCCATCGCCCAATTACCCGCCCCAGCACCCTCACCTCATCTGCCGGCTGCTCGTAGGGCTCATAGGCCGGGTTCCGGCTGACGAACCGGATCTTCCGGATTTCGCCTGGCACGACCTGGAGGCGCTTCACCACCACGCCGATGCCGTTCCAGGTGAGGTAGATGCCCTCCGGCCCGACCCAGGTCTGGGACACGTCCACCATGACCCGTTCCTCGGGCATGATCTCCGGCGCCATGCTGTCGCCCTGGACCCGGATGATGGCCACCGTCGAGTTGCGGTAATGGGGAGGCAGGAAGTCCCTCGGCACCATCCACTCCGCGACCAGTTCGGCCTCGCCGTTGCCGTCCAGCACCGGCAGGGCGCCCGAGCCGGCAGATGCGGCGACGTTGTACTCCCTCACCACCACGCTTCCGCCCGACAAGCTGCTCTTGCGCTCGGTCTGTCGGATCGCATCCATCTGGATCACCTGTCCGCCCTCCCGGCCGTCTTGCGCGAGAGATAATGACGGTCCTGCAACCTCAGGTATAGGGCTTCCCTCGTCGGCGAGTAGGGCCAAGGGCTCAATCCTCAGGACCGGGGCCATCCGCGCAGCCCATTCCAGCTTCAGCCGGCGCTTGCCATTCACGAATTTGCTCAGGGTGGACGGGTCTATATCCGCCTTCTCGGCGATCTCTGCTGCCCGGACCCCGCGGGCGAGCATGACTTCTTCCAGGCGCGACATGGCGGGCACTATGGCCATATCGGCCACCAATGTCCGTGGCCAGTGTGGCCACAATCTGGTTGACATAAGTGGCCACTACGGCCACTGTTATGGCCATGACGCTCGACGAATTCCGCAAGGCTGAGGGATGGTCGCTGGATAGGACGGCGAAGGAGCTGGGCATCAGCGGCGCCTCGCCCGCTCGGACCGTCCATCGTTGGATCACCGGGCAGCGCATTCCCCGGCCGCGCCAGATGCGCGAGATCGAGGTGCGTACCGGCGGCAAGGTCACGCCGTCGGATTTCTACCGCGACCCCCTGCCCGCCCAGGCCGCCTGATGTTTCTGGGCCGCCCATCCCTTCCCGACCGGTGGCACGACGCCATGGCCTCATGGCTGGCGCATGCCCCGGTGCTGTGTTCGGGGTGCTCGATATCCTACCGCCTCTCCCCCGGCGCGGCGTATCGCGCTGGCATCGCTACGGCAGCCGTCCCCACAGCACAGACAGCGGTTGCCCATGCGCAAACCCGTTCGAGCAGCGCCGCGCAAGCGGCGAATACAAGCGGGCAATGCCGGCAGCCGGGGAACCTCATGAAGAAGGGCGGGGCCTGCCAGGGCCTCGCCCTCTCTCTGTCCTCCTCTGCGTGTGGTGGTTCGGCCTCTCTCCATGACCCGAACCAAACCACGGATCATGGACATGCAGACGGCTGATTTCCCCACCACCATGGGAATTGCTCCCACCGTGCGCTCCGAAATCGAGCAGGAGCTTCGCTACCTGCGCGGTCAGGGCGTGCCGTTGAAGGCGGGCTTCGAGCAGGTCGCGCGCATCATGCGCGTCACGGCCCGGCGCATCCGCCAGTACCACGAGAACCTCGTGGCCGAAGAAGCCGTCACCGCCCGCGAGTGGCTGGCGGCCGTCGAACTCCGCAACCGCCGTCGTCGGGATCGCATCGCCGCGGCCCGCGCGCTCCTGGCGCAGGAAGCATCACATGAACCCCATCCGTAGGCGCCTTGCGGACGCTTGCTACTGGCTGGCCGACAGGTTCGCAGACATCGGCGACTGGCTCGCCGGTCATGTGCGCAAGGCGGCCGAGCGGCTCGAAGGGGATCGCGCCCCTCGCCAGGGAGCCGCCGAATGATCCACGGGCAGCAGGCGAAGGCTTGCGTCGAGACCCTGCGCGGCCTGGCGGCCAAGGGCCTCACCATGCAGCAGGCCGCCGACCGCATGGGGATCACCAAGAACTCGGTGATCGGCTACAGCCACCGCAACAACATCCTCTTCACCCCGGCCCGCAAGGGCGCTCGTCCGCGGGCGGCGCGGCCCGTGGAAGCGGCCAAGCCGATGCCCGAGGCCGTGCCCGCCAACTGGACGGCCGAGGGCGTCGCGCGACTGCGGAAACTGGCCGCTGCGGGCGTGACCCAGGCGGAGGCCGCCCGCGAGTTCGGCAAGTCGCGCCGCGCCATCTCCAACGTCGCCTGTCGCCTGGGTATCGAGTTCCTGTGGCATCGCCGCGCCGCAGCGTCGAAGCGCCCGGCCGCCGTCAGCGGGCCGGTGGTGGCGCACCTCGCCTCGATGCCGAACCCCGTGCGCGAGGCGGAGGCCAAGAAGGCCGCGAAGAGCCTGCGGAAGGGAATGGCCGCGGCGACCGAGATTGCTGAGCAGAGCCCTGTCCCCGCTCACCTGCGGCCGTTGAAAGGCTGCTGCTTCCCCCTGTTCCGTGACGGCGCCAAGCCGGGCCCGAATGCGCTGTTCTGCGACGCGCCGCGCGCCGCCGGCCGCTCCTACTGCGCGGCCCACACGGCTGTGGCGTTCCAGCGCCGGGCCGTGCCGGAGGCCGCATGAGCGCCATCCTCCCTTCCGAGCGCGAGATCCAGCGCCAGATCATCGACTGGCTGAACCTGGCCCTGCCCTACGGCAGCGTCGTGCACCACTCAGCGAACGAAGCCGCGCCCGATCCGTCCCGCAGCAAGCGCGCCACTGCGGCCTATTTCGGCAACCGGCGCCGGGACGGCGTGCTGGACGGCTTCCCGGACCTGATCCTGCTGATCCCGCCTGGGCGCACCGTGCTGCTGGAGGTGAAGAAGCACAACGGCCGGGTGCAGCCGACGCAGGACGAGCTGCTCGGTCGCATCGGCATGGCGGGCTTCCCGGTCGGCGTGGTGCGGAGCACCGAGGATACCCGTGACGTGCTGACGCGCGCCGGCATCCCGCTGCGAACGGTGCGGCTGTGAGCAAGGAACTCGATGGCCTCGACGTGCAGCGGATGCTGCGCGCGGCCTGCGCCGCCGCCGGCGGGCAAGCCGCTTTCGCCAGGATGAACGGCGTGTCGGCTTCGTACCTCTCGCAAGTTCTGAATGCCGTGAAGCCACCAAGCGACATCTTGCTGAGTTCGATCGGCATTAAGCGCGTGGTTAAGTATCTGGAGATCCAGCGCTGATGCCTGTCTACATGATCAGGGCCGGCTTGAACGGTCCGGTGAAGATTGGGAAGGCAGACAACCCAGCAAAGCGGCTCATGACATTGCAGATTTCACACTATGAGGATCTGCACTTCATGCGCCTTTTCGCGGGCGGCGTAAGTGAGGAGTTCGGCCTTCACCGCCGCTTCCACCAACAGCACATCCGGGGAGAGTGGTTTCACTTCGTGCCAGCGATGATGGGCGATCTCGGCTTGCTGGAGATCACCCTCGGCTCGATCAAGAAAGCATTAGCTGATCCATGGGACCAGGCGCCCTCTGGATACGACAAGAAAATCTGGCGCGCGGCGGTTCGTCACTGGCGGAGGGATTTGTACTCCGACCCCGCCACAACACCCCTCGAAATCTATCGCGAAGCGATGGCTCGCGAAGGCGATGCACCCCGGATGGAAGCCGGAGCGCATCAGGAAACAACTATTGAAGGAAGGTCCCCATGATGCCGGATCGGGATGACAGCGGCAAGGGGAACTTGCCACAGCCCCTCACGCCGCCGGAGTGCGACCTGCGGGACTATCCGTGGATGCCACTCGACGCCGCCCGCTTGCTCGACAGCAGCCTGTTCGCGCGCAGCACCGGAGACGAGTTCAAGGCCGCGGTGGCGCTGTGGTGCAAGGCTTGGGGCCAAGTGCCTGCCGGCAGTCTGCCCGACGACCCGCGAGACCTGGCGCACCTGTCCGGTGCCGGGGCGCGCTGGAACAAGGTGAAGGCGATGGCGCTGCACGGCTGGGTTCGGTGCAGTGATGGCCGCCTCTATCACCACGTCGTGGCGGATAAGGCCCGTGAGGCGTGGGAGCGCAAGCTGGCTCAGCGTTCGCGGACCGAGGCAGCCCGCGCTGCGCGCGCCGCTCGACGGTCTGACGCACATGACGATGCGCGCCCCTCGGCAGCGACGACAGATCCCGTCACAGACCGCGCAACGCAGTCTGTCGCAACCTCTGTGACAGACACTGTGACTGTCTCTGTGACAGAGGTTGTCACAGGCTCCACCAGACCAGACCAGACCAGACCTTACCAGAACAGAAAGAAGAGAAGATCTCCTCGCTACGCTCGGAGCGCGGCGAGGCCGCGCCGGCCGGCCAGCCCGAGGAGGTTTGCCAGGAGCCCGCCCCGCCCCTGGATGCCAGGACGGCTCTCTTCCGGGAGGGCAAGGCCCGGCTGATGCGCATCTCCGGCAAGACCGACCGCGCCGCCGGCGGGCTGATCCAGCGGTGGCTGCGGGAGACGGGCGACGACTGCGCCATGATCTCCGGGCTGCTGGCCATGGCCGAGGCGGACCGCCGCTACGACCCGATCGCCTGGGTGGAGGCCGCGATCCAGAAGCGAACCGGGAAGCGTGGTCAGGCGCAGCCGGAGCAGCAGTTCCGCAACCCGTGGCTGGCCCGGCAGGCAGCCCAGGCCGGCCACGCGGTGATCGACATCGACGACGACAGTTTCCTCACCCCTAGCCGCCCGAGGCTCATCTGATGGTCCCGTCCCAGGACAACGTCATCGCCCGCTGGGTTGGCGCCCTCAACGGCCTGCGCTTCAGCCGCGAGGCGGTGGCGGAGACGGACATGCGGGTCACGCAGTGGGCCGGCATGCTGTCCAGCCGCTTCCCCGCCTGGGCCTTCTGCGGCCGCAGCCTGGAGCACGTCGCCGCCAAGGCGGTCCGGGCGGACGACTACCGCGACGTGACCAAGGCCCTGGAGGACTGGATGCGGGAGAACCCCGACCGCGCACCCAGGCTCCCGGGCTCCGCCGCGGAGGCCCAGCTCTCCGAAGAGGATCGGGTGTGGCTGCGCCGCTGGGATGCCGATCCGGTCGAGGGCGCTGTTCCCGGCGCCCGGGCATCCCTCATCCGCCGCCAGGCGCCAGCCGCGATGCGTGAGCTGGTCCGGTCCGGCCGGGCTGACGCCCGCGACGAGGATGCGGAGGACCGGGCGTGGTGGGAGGGACGCATGGACGACATCCGAGCCCTGCCGCACCCCACGCAGCGGTGGCGCATGGCCATGGGCATGAACGCGACCCTGTGCCGTCCCAGTGCCTATCCCCGCCCCTGGGCCATCGGAGAGATCGCCGAGATCCTGCGGGAAGCGGTGGAGGCCGGAGCGGACACGGACATGGCCGGCGTGTCCTGGCCGCGCGGGCATGTGCCCGACATGCGCGCCGATCGCGCTGATCCGCATGGCAACCTGGGGATAGCCGCAGAATGAACCACACCGACGCGATGGCGATCGCCTGGGCGCTGAACGCCGAGGAACGCACGGTGGTCCGGAGCATGTCCCGGACCGATCCGATCGCCTTGGCCGATTTCGTTGGCTGGCGCCCCGTGCTGGACGCGCTGAAGGCCTGCGGGATCGTCTTCCTGGCGTCTGGGCACGCCTCGCTCACCCTGTTCGGTGGCGAGGTGCGCGAGGCCCTGATGCGGGGCGAGGCGGCGTGACCCGCAACCCCCTATTCCCGGGGCGTCCATTCGAGTTGGTCCACCATGTGCGGGATGGGCGGCGCCTGGCGGCGGCCCGCTTCGTCTGCGCGACCTGCGAGGCAAAGCAGGAATTCTCCGTCGGCAGTCAGGGGATCAATCCAGAAGCCATCGTGAAGACGGCGGCCGGCCTGGGCTGGGAGGTGAAGCTCCGTTCCGAGCGGGCCACCTGCCCACGTTGCGCTGCCGCGCGCCGGGCCCGGGCGAAGGGCGAGAGCCCCAAGGAGCAAAGCGAGGACGCTCACCGCTTTGCCGACATCCTCAGCGGGGCGAAGGCAGGCCTGGAGCGCGCTAAGGCCGATCGCGTCTCCGCGCCCCGGTTCAGCATACCAGTCGGCCATTCCCAGAAGGTCATTCCCATGCAGTCCAAGCCGTCCACCCCCACCGCCGTGACGCCGCGCACGCTGACCGACAGCGAGCGGCTCAAGATCCGGACCCTGCTGGACAGCCACTTCGATGACGCCAAGGGCCGATACCTCGATGGCTACTCGGACCAGCGCATCGCCGCCGAGGTCAACGTGCCTCGCATCCATGTCGAGACGATCCGTGAGGCCGGCTGGGGGCCGATCCGGCTCGATCCGGAGGTGGCGGCCATCGCCGAGGAACTGCGCAAGGCCCGCGAGGAAGTCGAGGCGCTGTCCCAGCGTATCGGCATGCTGACCGCGCGGCTGGAAAAGAGCGCCGGGGCCGCGGCGTGACCTGGACCGTGCTCACCATCGCTCTCGTGCTGTGGCTCGGCTGGACCGCCTACTGCCTCCGCCGGTGGCGCCGGAGCCGGGAGCGCATGGAGCGAGAGCACGCCGCGGCGATGGAGCGCATCCGGCGCGTGGAGCGGATCGATTGAGGGGGAGAAACCGGACGTGAACGCCATCACCCACACCCGCCCCGTCCTGCCCGACCCCTGCCCGGAGGACGAAGGCCGCCTCCAGCGCGCCCGGATGCTCGCGGGCAACCTGGTGGAGCGGGAGATCCGGGCGATCCGGGCCGGGGCTGCCAGCGAGGCCCTGAGCCGGGCCCAGGCGGTGGCACAGACGGAGGAGGTGGGTGGCAAGCGGGGCGACCATGGCCCGGCCCATCAGCGCAGGCGCCGGCGGCTGGAGGTGGTGGACGCGATGGACCCCGCGAACCCGAACGGGCCGCGCATCCGCCGCGCCCGGCTCCGCGATCCCCTACGTCGAATGGTGAAGACCGGGACGCTGCCGTTCCGCCTGTTCGTCGCGGCCGAGGTGTTCCGGGAGGACTGCGCCAAGGCGGACGGTGGCGAGGATGCAGGCGAGAGCTTCGGCCGGGCGCTGGATCGTGCCGCCAACGGCGTGCCAGCCGAGCCACCCCTGTCGCCCTGGATGCGGGGGAACGAGGGCAAGCCCGGGCAGTGGGCGGCAGGCGAACGGGTGCGGCGTGCGCTCCAGGCGATCGGCATCGTGGCCGGTGGCGTGTTCTCCTGGGTGGTCATCAGCCGAGGCACGCTGGACGACTACGACCGCTGCAAGGGGCAGGAGAAGGGCGCGGGATCGAGGGTGCTGAAGGCGGCGCTGCTGCGCCTCGCCGATCACTACGCACTCGGTGACGTGCAGCCTCCGCCGGACTGGACTTGACAGCGCGGGGGCTAAAGTGGCATTCGACGTCATCCTGTTCGGATTGCGCCCCGGCGGCTTCGGCCTTCCGGGGCTTCGTCGTTCTGATGCCAATCAAGCAGCATCGGCGGACGACTGCGCTTCAGCCCAGGCATCGATAATTGCCAGAGCCGATGATGGCGAGGCAAAGCGCATCCCGTCACAGGGATGGCCCGCCAGTCGCAGGTAGTTCTGTCCCGGGTGATGGCGATCGCCGGTCTCGATCAGAGCGCCGCGATAACCCCAGACGGGACCGCCCTGTGGGCCATAACGGCAAACGATCTTTGGTGGGACGGGCATGACGCACCCTAGCTCACGTTTGTGTGTTATACAACTTATAGTTGTTGCCACTCTGAACCTTTCCGATGCCGGAAGCCCCCGTGCTGACGGTTGGTGGTTTCTGGACTTCGACGTTCTGGCCTAGTCCAACCCTTGCGCGCCAAGCCAATCGTCGATGGCGGACTTGGCTGCGGCCAGTGTTGGGAAGCACCAGCCGTCCTTCGGGTGGCCATCCAGTCTGAGATAGTGCTGGCTCGCGAATGGGGCTCCAGCGGTCACGATGAGACCGCCGCGGTATTCCCATGTGGGACCCCCTCGGAGGCCGCGGCTGTACAACAGGCGGGGCTCTCTTCCCGCGCTCTCGTTCGAAGCCATCGACTGATGTCCAGTGGATACGTCTCAATATGAGGCAATATCTCGGATCGTGAAATCACCCGTTTGAGTGAGGTGCGGATGGCCAAGCTGACCAACCTGCCGCCCCGGCTCGCGCCGATCGACACGCGGACCTCCCTTCCCCCTGCCAAGCAGGCCGCTGCCCACTACCACAGCCCCGAGCACCGGGCCTGGAGCGCGGCCGTCATCCGTCGTGCCGGCGGCGTCTGCCAGGGCCCGGGCTGTGGCCGCAGCGGCGTCCGGCTCTTCGCTGACCACATCCGCGAGCTGCGGGACGGCGGCGCCCCCTTCGACCTCGCCAACGGCCAGGCGCTCTGCGGCACCTGTCACAGTCGCAAGACAGCCACCGTCAGGGCGGCGCGGATGAAGGAACGCTACGCCCAGCGCCCCCGGCGCGAGACCGCCCCAGGCGGCTAAGCAAGACAGATCGACTGGGAGCAGTGATGATCCTGTTGAAGGTAGTCGGAAGCAATCAGTCGGCCCTAGTGGATGACTGTTGGGCTCATCTCGCCAAGTATCGATGGCGGCTCGACAAACAAGGCTATGTGATGCGGAAGGCAGGGCGCCGGATATACCTGCACCACGTTGTCATGCCAGGCGAGCGCTGGCCCGAGTTCGTCCGTGACCACATCAATCGGGACAAACTCGACAACCAGAGCGGCAACCTGCGTTGGCTCAGTCGATCAGAGAGCCCTCAGAACCGCGGCCCCTGCCAGCGTAATGGCACCGGTGTGCGTGGCGTGCGTTTCGATGCGGGGCGGCAGCAATTTCTGGCAAGAGTTCAGCATGAGGGAAAGGCAGTTGCGCGAGCGTGGTTCGCAACCGCCGAAGAAGCGGCCGCATACCTCGACCGGATCAGGCCGCTGGTCCTGCCCTTCTCGGCATAGGGGGGGGCAAAAACTCCGCGGCCTATCTGGGGCCCTGGACCGCATCGGGGTCACGCGGACAAAATTTCCCGGCCTCTGATTATCCCTCGGCCGGCCGGTTGATTTTTCAATAGTCCCGTCAGTGGGTTACGGGACGCATCCTGCGAGGAATTCAATGGCCAAGGGTGGCTACCGACCGGGCGCTGGGCGCCCTCGGGGCTCGACCACGGCCGGCAAGAAGGTGAAGGCCGCCGAGAAGGCTCTTCAGGCCGCGCCTCAGGGCTCCCGCCGCTTCGAGACGGCGCTGGATTTCGCCATGGCGGCGATCAACGGAGAGGTGGAGGCCGATATGGACGGCAAGATCCGCCTCGCCATCGCAGCCATGCCCTTCCAGCACCCGAAGAAGGAGGCGACCGCGGCGGGCAAGAAGGAGCAGCGCGAGGAGAAGGCGAAGGCCGCCGCAAGCGGCAAGTTCGCCCCGCCGGCGCCACCTAAGCTCGTGGTCGATAACGGCAAGTGAAGGCTTGGAGCACGGCCTGCCCGGACTGGGAGCGGCGGATCCTGGCGCGGGAAAGCCTGATCCCGCGACCGCCTCTGTTCCCGGACGAGGCCGAGGCGGCCATGGAGGTCTTCCGGGACCTGCGTATCGTGGACGCACCCGGCAGCCCGACCATCGGCGAGGCCTGCCGCCCCTGGATCTTCGATTTCGCGGCGTCTGTCTTCGGTGCGTACGACCATCAGACCGGCCGCCGGCTGATGACCGAGTTCATGCTCCTGGTGAGCAAGAAGAACACGAAGTCCACCATCGCGGCCGGCATCATGCTGACGGCGCTGATCCGGAACTGGCGACAGTCGGCCGAGTACCTGATCATCGCACCGACGATCGAGATCGCGAACAACAGCTTCTTCCCGGCACGGGACATGGTTCGCTCCTCCGAGGAACTGTCGGACCTGTTCCACGTCCAGGAGCACTACCGGACCATCACCCACCGGGGCACGAAGGCCACCCTGAAGGTGGTGGCGGCCGACAACGACACGGTGTCCGGCAAGAAGGCCACCGGGATCCTGGTGGATGAGCTCTGGCTCTTCGGCAAGCGCCCGCACGCGGAGAACATGTTCCGCGAGGCCACCGGCGGCCTGGCGTCGAGGCCCGAGGGGTTCATCATCTATCTGACCACCCAGGCGGATGAGCCGCCCGCCGGGGTGATGAAGCAGAAGCTCGACTATGCCCGCGGCGTGCGGGACGGCAGGATCCAGGACAAGCGCTTCCTGCCAGTGCTCTACGAGTTCCCGGACCGCATGATCTCGGCCGGCGAACACCGCGAGAAGCGGAACTTCTACGTCACGAACCCGAACCTGGGCCTGTCCGTGGACGAGGAGTTCCTGGAGCGGGAGTTCGACAAGGCGGTAGAGGCCGGCGAGGCCTCGATGCGGGGCTTCCTCGCCAAGCACCTGAACGTCGAGATCGGCCTGGCGCTGGGCGCCGGATCCTGGGCCGGGGCGGAGATGTGGGAGGCGGCCGGCGACCGCGCGCTCTCCTTCGATGAACTGTTGGCACGCTGCGAGGTGATCGTGGCTGGCATCGACGGTGGCGGCGCGGACGACCTGTTCGGCCTGGCCTTCATTGGCCGGGAGCGCGAGACGCGCCGCTGGTTGCATTGGGGCAAGTGCTGGGGGCAGCGGATCGTGCTGCAGCGGCGGAAGGCTCTGGCTGCCCAGCTGCTGGACTACGAACGATCCGGCGAGCTGACCTTCGTGGATGAGCCTGGCCCCGAGGTGGATGAGGCCGCCGACCTGATCGCCCGGGTGGATGAGGAGGGGCTGCTCGGCGGCGTCGGCCTGGACCCGATGGGTATCGGCGAGGTGGTGGACGCTCTGGCGGAACGGGGCATCGAGGGCACCGACCGGGTGAAGGGCGTGCCGCAGGGCTGGAAGCTGTCCGCGGCGATCAAGACGCTGGAGCGGAAACTGGCCAACGGCACCTTCGCCCATGCCGGGCAGCCGATCATGGCCTGGAACGTGGGGAACGCGAAGGTCGAGGCCCGGGGCAACGCGGTGGCGATCGACAAGGCCGCCGCCGGATCCGCGAAGATCGACCTGCTGGCCGCGACGCTGAACGCCGCGGTGCTGATGTCGCTGAACCCGGAAGGATCTGGCGGCCCATCGGTCTACGAGACCCGCGACATGCTGGTGATCTGAGGGGGCGATGGGAATACTCGACTTCTTCCGCCGCGCCCCCGAGGCGCAGCCCGCCGCATCCTCGCCCCTGGCGGAAGCCGAGGCGTTCTGGGGCTACTCGCTGGACGATCCGCGCCTGCTGGAGTTCATGCGCTCCGGCGCCGAGACCCTGTCCGGGGCGGTGGTGACGCCGGAGAAGGCGCTGCAGAACACGGCTGTCTTCCGCTGCGTCGATCTGATCACCTCCACGGTCGGCTCGCTGCCGCTCTACATGAAGCGGGAATATCCGGACGGGCGGGTCGAACTCGCGACCAACCATCCCCTGTATGACCTGCTGCTGCACGAGCCGAACAACTTCCAGTCGCCCTTCGACTTCAAGACCTACATGCAGCGCAACATGCTGGTGGAGGGCGATGCCTTTGCCCTGATCATTCGCTCCCGGGGCCAGATCATCCGGTTGGTACCGCTGGAGCCGGGCCGGGTCACCTGGCGGCAGAACGCGGACTGGTCGATCACCTACACCTATCAGCGCAAATCCGGTGGGCAGGTCGATTACGGCCAGGGCGACATCCTGCACCTGCGGGGGCTGACGCATGACGGCATCGGTGGCATGTCGCGCACCCGCATGGCCAAGGAGGCGATCGGCCTGGCCATGTCGGCGGAGCGCGCGGCGGCCCGGTTGTTCCGCAACGGCATGCTGGCCGGCGGCTTCCTGAGCCACCCGAAGACGCTCAGCGACCCCGCCGTGGCCCGCCTGAAGGCCGGCCTGGATGCCCTGGCCGGCGCCGATCAGGCCGGCCGATGGGTGGTCGGCGAGGAGGGGCTCGACCTGAAGCCGTTCCCCACCACCGCGGCGAATGCCCAGATGGCAGAGCTGCGGAACCAGCAGATCGAGGAGGTGGCGCGGGCCTTCGGGGTGCCGCGCCCGCTGCTCATGATGGACGACACGAGCTGGGGCTCGGGCATCGAGCAGCTCGGCATCCTCTTCGTCCGCTTCGGGCTGCGGACCTGGTTCTCAGCCTGGGAAGAGGCCATCGGCCGGTCCTGCCTGACGCTGGAAGAGCGCAAGTCGGGCCTCAAGGCGGATTTCGACGAGCAGGAGCTGCTGCGCGGCTCCATGAAGGACCAGGGCGAGTTCTTCGCAAAGGCCCTCGGCGCCGGCGGCGGTCGAGGCTGGATGTCCCAGAACGAGGTTCGCATCGTCACCGGCCTTGGTCGCAGCGCCGATCCGGATGCCAACAGCCTGAAGAACCCCATGACCCAGAAGGCCGGCGCGCCCGGCAACAGCAGTGGAGGGACCAGCGATGCATGATCACCTGGAACCCGATGCAAGCATCCCGGCGGTGGTCGCGGAATGGACCTTTCTTGGCCGGACCCCGCTCGGGCCGATGGGATGCGGCAATGCTTTCGCATACCGCTTCACCCGCCAGGTCTGCGGGAAGACAATAGTGGTGCAGCCTGTCATCGTGGCTGAGAGCGCATACTTCATGCCGCTTTTGGAGCGCGAGCTGCGGGACGCGACCAGCGTTTGGGAGCGCCGCTTGACCCGGCCCATTCCTCGCCTCGCCCTCCTGACGACCGAGGAGGTCCGCCGTGCATCGCTGTAAGCGCCCTGTCTTCGCCCGGGCCCGCCCCGGCCGGATCGACGCGCGCAAGCCCGGCGACGTGACGGCACCGCCGCAGCCGGGCGCCTTCGACCGCTGGAACGCGGGCATCCGCGCCGCCGGCGAGGTCGGGGAGAACGTGATCACGATGTATGACGTGATCGGCGAGGACTACTGGAGCGGCGGTGGCGTCACCGCCAAGCGGGTGGCCGCCGCGCTGCGCTCGATCGGTGCCCGGGATGTGGAGGTCCACATCAACTCCCCGGGCGGCGACATGTTCGAGGGCATCTCGATCTACAACATGCTGCGGGAGCACCCTGGCAAGATCACCGTCAAGGTGCTCGGCCTGGCCGCCTCCGCCGCATCCGTCATCGCCATGGCGGGGGATGAGGTGCAGATCGGCGCCGCCTCCTTCCTCATGATCCACAACTGCTGGGTCGTGGCCGTCGGCAACCGCTTCGACATGCGCGAGACGGCCGATTGGCTGGAGCCCTTCGACGCCGCCATGGCCGATGTCTACGCCGCTCGCACCGGCCAGGAGAAGCCGCAGGTCGAGGAGTGGATGGGGGCCAACAAGGGCGATGGCACCTACTTCTCCGGCTCCCAGGCGGTGGAACTCGGCTTTGCCGACGCCCTCCTGTCCTCCGACGACGTGACCGAGAGCGCCGAAGCACGGGCCGAGGGCAAGTCGAAGAGCGCCCTTCTGAAGGTCGAGCTCGGGCTCTGCGCCAGCATGTCGCGCACCCAGGCCCGCTCCCTCATCACCGAGATCAAGGGCAAGCCGGACGCTGCCCTGAACGCCAAGCCGGACGCTGGCGACCTGAGCTGGATCGGCGCGGCTGCCGATCTGACCAACCTCCTCCGTTCCTGAGAGCAAACCCATGCACATGAACCGGGCCGCCCTGCTGGCGGCAACCACCGCGCTCGGCTCCAGCCTGGCGACCCCGCCCCGTGCCGTCTTCGCGCGCCCGCGCGCCGATGCCGGGGGCGACCCGAGCAAAATCCTGGCCGACCTGCAGAAGGCCTTCTCCGAGTTCAAGGCGGAGAACGACACGCGCCTGAAGGGCAAGGCCGATGTGGTCACCGACGAGAAGGTGGAGCGCATCAACGCCGATGTCGGCAAGCTGCAGGCGGCGATTGACGACCTGAACACCCGCCTCGCTGCGGCGCAGGCCGGCGCCGGCACTCAGGAGCCGGTCTCCCCGGAAGACCGGGCCTATGCCTCCGACTTCAAGGAGTGGTTCAAGAGCGGCGACAAGGAGAGCGGCATCCGCGCCGCTCAGCGCACCGGCATCCGCGCCGCGATGTCGGCCGGCTCCTCGGCGGATGGTGGCTATGTCGCCCCGGTGGAGTGGGACCGCCAGATCACCGGCAAGCTGAAGATCATCTCGCCGTTCCGGCAGTACGCCACGGTGCAGTCCATCACCGGGCAGGGCTACACCCACCTGTACAGCGACCGTGCGGTGGGCTCCGGCTGGGTCGGCGAGACCGCCGCGCGGCCGGCCACCTCCACGCCGCAGCTGGCGTCCCTGGAGTTCCGCACCGGGCAGATCTACGCCTTCCCCTTCGCCACCCAGGACATTCTCGACGATGCCCTGATCAACATCGAGGAGTGGCTGGGGGGCGAAGTCGAGACCGAGTTCGCCCGCCAGGAGGGCATCGCCTTCGCCGGCGGCGATGGCGTGAACAAGCCCTACGGCATCCTGACCTATGTGACCGGCGGCACCAACGCCGCCCGTCATCCCTGGGGCGCCATCCCGACCGTGAACACGGGCGATGCCGCCAAGATCACGCTCGATGGCTTCATCGACCTGATCTACAACCTGCCGGCCGCCTTCCAGTCCAATGCGAAGCTGTTCATGAACCGCCAGTCGGTCGCGACGGCCCGCAAGATTAAGGACGCCGCCGGCGGCTACCTGTGGCAGCCCTCGGTCGAGGCGGGACAGCCCTCGACCATCCTCGGCGCGCCGATCGTGGACCTGCCGGACATGGCCAATGTGGCCGCCAACGCCATCGTGGCGCTCTACGGCGACATGGCCGCGACCTATGTCGTGGTGGATCGGATCGGCATCCGCGTGCTGCGCGATGCGATCAGCAATAAGCCCTACGTCGGCTTCTACACCACGAAGCGGGTTGGCGGGGGCGTCAAGAACCCCGAGCCGATGCGCGCCCTCAAGGTCGCCGCCTGATCCACCGGCGCCGGCCAGCGCCGGCGCCGCCCCCTGTCTCCCACCTGAGAGGAAAGGAGGCCGTCATGGCCGCCAGGAAGACCGACGACACCCAGGTCGCCGAGGAAGAGGTGAAGACCGCCGCCGCGGCGAACGCCACGTCGCAGCCCGAAGGCACCGAGGAGGGCGATCCCGCCGAGGCCACCACGACCGTCGCCACCAGCGGCGCCACCGTGGAGCCTGCCGTGGTGGAAGCCCTGCCGATGGAGCATCCGGCGGTGGACAGCGAACCCCGCAAGGGCCTGCCGCCCGAGAGCTCGCGCATCGACTTCAACGACCCGAGCTACTGAGGCTCGGGCATGCTGACCGTCGTCACTCCCGCCACCACCACGCGCCTCACGACGATCGCCGCGGCGCGTGACCACCTGATGGTGGCTGACGACGTGTCGGACATCCTCCTGGGCGACTGGATCGACCAGGCTTCGGCCTCCATCGTGGAGTTCTGCGGCCGTCCCTTCGCCCGGGAGAGCGTCCGCGAGACGTTCCGGGGCGTCTGCGGCTACGCCATCATGCTGTCGCGCTTTCCCGTCGTCGGGACGCCGGCGGTGGTGATGGACGGCACAACCCTGGCCGCCTCCGACCTGGAGTGGGATGCGGAGGCCGGCCTGCTCTACCGCATGCGCGGTCTGGACCGCTTCGCCTGGGGATGCCGCGTGGCAGCCGTCACCTACACGGCCGGCTGGCTCCTGCCGGGGCAGGAAGGTCGGGATCTGCCGGCGAACATCGAGCAGGCGTGCCTGACCATGATCGCCGCCCGCTACGGGGCCCGGGGCCGCGACCCGATGCTGCGCTCCGAAAGCACCGAGGGCGTTGGCTCCGCCTCCTGGATCGCCACGGCCGACATGGGCGCGCTGCCGCCCCAGGCCGCCGATCTGCTCACCCGCTATGTCCGCGTCTCGGGGTTCTGACCCATGTCCCAGGCTCTCCAGACCCGCCGGCGCATGATCCGCAGCCGGGGGCGCAGCATGGTGCTGACGCGCCAGGCTGATGGCGCATCGCTCGCCGCGTCGGTCACCCTGACCGGCTTTCCCCGCGACTACCGCCCGGACGAGTTCCAGGGCGGCGTCCAGGCGGGGGACATGCAGATCGAGACCCTAGACGATGAAATGGCCGCCGCCGGCTGGCCCGTGCCGCCGGGCAATCCCGACCGGATCCTGGTCGATGGCCGCACCGTCACCGTGAAGGCGGCGCGGCCCGTCTACGACGGCGCGCTGCGCATCGGCTGGTCCATCTGGGTCCGTGGCTGATGAGCAGCCCCGAGGTCTACCAGGACGCCCGCACCCTGATCGCCGACGGCGCCGCGCAGATCGGCCTGCCGGTCGCCTGGCCGAACCGCAAGTTCCAGGCGCCCGAACCGCCGGCCCCTTTCCTCGCGGTCGAGGTGATGGGCGACGGCGCCGAGCCCTACGAGCTGGGCGGCGGGGTCTGGGTCGAGGACGGCACGGTCGAAGTCGCTGTGGTGGTGCCGACCGGCACCGGCATCGAGCAGGGCCTCGCGCTGCGCAAGGCGGTCGCCGGATGGTTCCGCGGCCTGCCGGCCCGTGAGGTCACCTACGACCGCTTCATCATGGACCCGGGTGGCATGGACGAGGACGGCAACTGGTTCCGCCTGCCGCTGCGGGTCTCCTACCGCTTCCAGAGCATCAGCGCCTGAGGAGGACCCCATGGCCGATCGCACCTTCATCATCCGTGACGCCGCCGGCAAGGAAGTCGGCCAGCAGACGCTGGACGAGCGCTTCACGCCGATCCTGCAGCCGGGCGAGACCGCCGATCCGGTCCTGACCAAGGACGAGGCCAAGGCCGCGGCTGCCGCCGAGAAGGCCGCGGCAAAGGAAGAGGCCGCTGCGCAGAAGGCGGCCGACACGGCGGCCTGAGCCGCCATCCCCTGACCATTCTGCCGCCGTCGCGCGGCCTATTCTCTGGAGGACAGGCCCATGACGGCCACCAGCAGCTACCAGGCGGGGGTCGAAGCCAACCTCGTCCAGCTCGCCTATGTGCAGGAGACCGCCTGGGGCACCACGCCTGCGGCGAAGCTCCAGCAGATCCGCTTCACGGGCGAGAGCCTGCGCGGCCAGAAGAGCCGCCAGCGCCCGAGCGAGATCAACACCAACCGCGTGGCCTCGGCCGCCGTGACCACCGACGAGACGGCCTCGGGCGGCATCGACTTCGCGCTGAGCTACGGCACCTATGACGACCTGTTGGCCGGCCTGCTCGGCGGCGAGTGGGTGCCGGGCACCGGCAACGCGGTGCTGACCAACGGGCTGGTCTTCAAGAGCTTCACCTTCGAGAAGCGCTTCGGCTCGGCCATGTTCCTGCAGTATCCCGGCGCCTTCATCTCGGGCGGCACCCTGAACATCGCCCGGGGCCAGTTCCTGTCCGGCTCGCTGAACGTGCTGGCGAAGCAGGAGCTGAAGGCCACCACCTCCGCCTCCACCGGCGGCACCTACACCGCCGCCACGACCGGCCGCGTCATGGACCCGGTGGGCGGCGTGCGCGACGTGCAGATGGACGGTGCGGCGATCCAGGCGGTCTGCAACAGCATCACCCTGAACATCAGCAACGACGGCGCCGCGGCGGACTTCGGCCTGGGCTCGGCGGCGGCGCAGGGCATGCGGATGGGCAACTTCCTGGTCGGTGGATCGACGGAGTTCTACTTCCGCGACTTCACCCTCTACGACCGGTTCAAGTCCGAGGCGCAGGGCAACTTCTCCTTCCGCACGCTCGATGCGGCCGGCAACGCCTACAAGTTCGAGCTGCCCGCCTCCGCCCTGATGAACCCCACGGTCAATGCCGGCGCCCCTGGCCAGCCGGTGATGGCCCGCTTCGACCTGGAAGGGAACCCCAACGCCGCCGGCGTCGCCCTGCAAATCACGCGGACGCCGATCGTCTGATCGCGGTCCGGCGCCGCGGCGCTGGGCTGTGTAGGGGCCGGCTTGTTCTGCGGGGAGCAAAGCCGGCCCCGCTTCCCGCTCGATCCCCGCAATGGACCATCCCGCAATGGAACACATCCGCGTGGAGTGCTCTGGCCCGACATCCAATGATGTTCGGATCACGATCCGCGATACCGGCGAAAACCTGCTCCAGAGAGTGCCGATCGCCAGTCTCACTCTCCGCTTCGATCCCAACGAAATCCCCCATGCCTCGATAGAGGTGCTGGGGCCCCGCGTGCTCGTGGAGAGCGCTTCCGCCTCCTACCTCATGCGCCACCCCGAGGGTGGCCTGCGCGAGGTCGCGCGCATCGAGTATCGCGACGGCACGACCGTCGCATTCCCCGCCGCCAAGAACCTGCCCGCAAAGGACGCCTGACATGGCCCGCATCTCCACCCTGACCGCCATCGAGCCCTCCGAGAAGGGCGACTGGATCGCCCCCGGCGGCGATGCCGACGATATCGAGGTCCTGACCGTCGGTTTCACCGACGCCTATACCGACGCGCAGGCGCGCAAGCACCGCCGTCTGGCGCAGGCCTATGGCGGCGACGTGTCGGCCGTGCCGGTGGCGCTGCTGCGCAAGGCGAACCTGGAGTGCCTGCTCCAGCACAGCGTGTTCGGGCTGCGCAACCTGCAGGGCGACGACGGCACCGACATCCCCTTTGAGACCGTGAAGCGGATGGCCTTCGAGCCGCAGTACCGGCCGATCGCCGACGCCATGTTCGCCGCGGCCCGCCTCGCCACCGCCCGCCGCAAGGCCGACATCGAGGACGCGGAGGGAAACTCCGCGCCGCCCTCCGATACCATTTCGAATGGAGCGCCTACGCCGAGCTGATCGAGGAAACGGAGGAAGAGGAGCGGCCCGACAAGCCGGAGGTGGAGGATTGGCTCGCCTGGGTGTGGCGAGCCTGGCACGCGCTCCACGATGAGCGGTCGCATACCCTGGTGGGCATCTCCGTGCCCTTGGGCGCGATGATCCTGAAGCCCAGGCCCGGCCGCATCCCCTGGTCCGCTGTCGATCGCTGGTGCCGCCGGCACCGCTATCCCCGGTCGCAGCAGGATTTCCTGCATCGGATGGTCAGGGCGATGGACCAGGAATTCCTGACTTGGTGGGCCTCGAAGGAGGGCAAGGGATGAGCGGTTCCGCGTTCCGGCAGGCGGCCAGCGTGTTCGTGGCGCGCCACCTGTCTGCCGCTGCCCGCTCCCGCATCCTCGCCGATGTGGCGATCCGTGGCCGGGAGCAGCTGATCCGGGAAGGTCGGGCCAGCCGCTCCTTCACGACCACGGTTGACGGCCGGGAAGGTGCCGCGGAAAGCTCCGTTCAGCCTGAGGGAACGATCGTCTACCGCTTCCAACTGCTGGGCGAGGCCGCGCTCTTCGCCATGGGCTACCTCCGGGGCCGCTCGCCGGTGAAGAGCGGACGCTTTCGGGAGGGCTTCGTCTACGCGGTGGGCGAGCGCGGTTCGAAGCGTGGTGGCACACAAGCCGAGCTCTATACCACCGGACGGATCATCCGTCCCGACAGCTTCGATCCGCAGAAAGTCGATGCCGATGTCGGCGAGATCCTGATCTTCAACCGGCAGCCTTACAGCCGGAAGGTGGACGTGCAGCTGGTCGGCAATCGTCGGCTACGCTTCAGCGTGCCGCCCGACATGTTCGATGATGCCGCCGCAGCGGTGCAGCGACGGTTTCCGACCCTCAGCGCCAGGCGCATCTACCAGATCCGTTTCCCTGGACAATGGGTCCGAAAGCGCGGCCAGGGCGCTGGCCGGGCCGTGGAAAGTCCTGCGCTCGTCATCTCGGCCCGCTGACCCAGGAGCCTGCCACATGGCCACTGTCTCTCAGGTGACCGAAGCCGCCTTCACCGGCCGCTTCGAGGACCAGATGACTGCCGGCGCCAACGCTGCGGCCAAAGCCATCTCGGGGCTCGGCGCTGCGGTCGAGGCCACTGAGGAGCGGGTCACCAGGGCGGAGCGGAGCGCCAATTCCTGGGTCAGGTCGCTTGATCCGATCACCCAGGCCGAGAACCGGGCGGCTAAGGCGAAGCGCGACGCCGCGGCGGCACAGAAGGCGCTGGGCGACGAACTGCAGGCCGGCGGTGAGCGCGCCGCGGCGGCTGGCCGCACGATCGATGCCCTGAACGCCAAGGTTCAGCAGGCCGAAACGCGCCTGACCGCCCTCAAGGCCGCCGCTGCCGATACGTCCAACGGCATGTCCACTATCGTGGACCACAGCCGCATGCTCGCCACGGCGAACGACAACACCGCGACCAGTGCCAACCGGTTGGCGTCGCAGGTGCAGAACGCCTCCTACCAGATCGGCGACTTCGCCGTGCAGGTGGCCTCCGGGCAGTCTGCCGTGACCGCCCTGGCGCAGCAGCTCCCCCAGCTTCTCGGTGGCTTCGGCATGGTCGGCGCGCTGGCGGGCGCGGCTGTCGCCATCGGTGCGGTGATCTACCGCCTGGTGGACAGCAACAAGTCCCTGGCTGAGACGCTGAGCGACGTCGGCGACGCCATGGCCTCACTGGACAAGGCCTCGTCTGCCCGCACAGCGAACCTCGAAAGCGAGGCGCAGAAGGTCCAGGCGCTGACCGAATACTACGGCCGGCTGACCCAGGCCCAGCTCGCCGGGGAGCAGTATGCCCTCTCGAAGCAGCGGGAGGAACTGAACAGGTCTTCCGCGAACCTGTTCTCGGACCTGAGTTCCTCCGCTCGCGGGGCGTCGATCAACGCGGCCATCGGTGGCGCACTCTCGGGCCAGGGTGTGGTCGATAGCGTCTCGCTGGTCAATTCCGAGGATCAGGCGAGGCTCGATGCGGCAACGGCGTCGCTCCAGACGCTGAAGGAGACCGGCAACCAGACGCGTGAGGCCGTCTCTGGCGTCATCGGTGAACTGCTGGGTCTCGCCAACCGGTCCGATAGCACCCGGGCCACGATCATGCAGATGGTCGAGGCGGTGCGGACGAATGCGGACCAGATCGTGTCCCTGGGGGAGAAGAACGACACCCTGACCCGGGCCGAGGATGCCGCCGCTGCGGCGGCCAAGGCGGCGGGCGAGGCGGTGGCGGGCTTCGGTCGCCAAGCGAGTGGGGCTACCGGCCAGACCGATGACCTGTCCAGCTCGGTCGGTCGCCTGCGGGCCAATCTGGAGACGCTGCGCAAGGCCTCGGCCGATGCCGCATCCGCCCCAGCCGAGATGCTCGACAAAGCCCGCGCCTATTACGAGGTGGTGGCCAAGGGGGACAACCAAGCCGCCGCGGTCTTCAAGAAGCAGCAGGATCGCGCCACGCAGCTTGATGATGTCGTACAGCGGCAGGCCGATCGGGTGGAGGCCGCGCGCAAGGCCGAGCTTACCGCTCAGGCGGAGCTGATGGCGAAGGAGCAGGGCAGGCAGGTTGGCGTCGCTGATCTGGGGAAGATCGAGGAGACGCTTGCCAATGAGCGCCAGGCGAACCTCTCGAAGTTCCGCCAGCAGTATCAGGAAGCCTTCGAGTACCAGGACAAGGCCGACGCGCAGACCCTGAAGAATGAGCGCGACAAGCAGGCCGCCACGCGCGCCACCGCGCAGGCGCGCAGGGATGCCGCCGCAGCAGCAAAGGCCGAGCGCGAAGAACTGGCCGCGAGCCTTCGGGTCTACAGCGAGCTGCGCCTCGATGGCGCGAGCAAGCTGCTTCTGGGCAGCGATGCCGACGCAACCGCGCTGAAGGCGATCCGGCAGGCCATCAAGGGCAGCGAGTTGGACCCGGCGGTCCAAAAGGCGGCTCAGAAAAAGGCCGATGACGAATACGACCAAGCGGTGAAGGAGCAGCAGCGCGAGAGCAAGCGCATCACCGACGACATCGTGGACTATTCGGCCGACCGCTTCGCCGACCTGTTCAGCGAGAACAGCCGGGGCTGGAAGGGCATGCTCGACACCTTCGAGCAGACCGCCAAGTCCACCATGGCGCGGATCGCAGCTCAGCTCATCTTGCAGCCGATCATCGCGCCGATCGTCAGCGGCGTGATGGGCACCGCCAACGATAACAGCTTCCTGTCCGGCAGCGCTTCGGGCACGAGCAGCCTGATCGCCAGTGCGGGTGGCGGCATCGGGGGAACGGCCTCGCAGGTGGCGGGGTTGAGCGGCAGCATCAGCAAGCTGTCCGACGCCGCCAGCGGCATCGGCAAGCTGTTCGGCGGCAATGGCGGGTTCCAGACCGGCTATGCCGGCATCGACAAGTATCTGAACTACAACCTGACCAATACCGGCACGGCCGGCGAGACCGCCTTCGCGCAAGCCGCGGGCATCCGCGCGCCAGGCCTTAGCGTCGGTCAGGCCGCTGGCGCGGGCCTGGGCATCGCCGGCGGCGCCTACGGCATCTATCAAGGCATCCAGACCGGCGGCGCCAAGGGTGTGGCGCAGGGCATCTCGGGCGCGGCGGGCGTGGCTGGGGGCACTGCGACCCTGGCGACCGGGCTTGGCGCGGCCTCCGGTGCCATCGCGGCCGTCGGCGCGGTGGCGCCCTACGTCGCCGTCGCCGCCCTGATCGCCTCGTATTTCCTGAGCGGCCAGAAGCCCTCCGACAAGACCGGCACCTCGACCCTGAACTTCCTGACCGGGGCGCAGGAGGAGGGTGGGCTGTCCGGCGCCCGCTACGACAAGGCGAACAGGAACGAGGCGGCCTCCATCGCGGCCTCTGGCTGGCAGATCCAGGATACCTACAAGGATCTGATGGGGCTCAGCCAGAACGTCCCGCTGGCCTATCAGATCAGCGTCGGCAACCGCGACGGCATCGGGCTGCGCATCGGCGATACGACCCAGACCTTCGAGCGCACCGACGAGGGATCGCAGGAGCTGGCCAAGGCGCTGACGAAGGCCATCATCGACGCCGGCGCCTCGATCGCCTCGCAGGATGTGAAGAATGTCGTGGCCGCTTCGGGCGACGACATCGACACGATCACCGCGAACCTGGAGTGGTACAAGAACACCTATCAGGCGGCGATCAAGGACGCGTCCGGCAAGACCAGCGAGTTCCAGCAGGCCCTGGATGCGCTGACGACGCAGTTCGATCCGATGATCGGCAAGGCGGCCTCGCTCGGCCTGGAAACGGAGAAGCTGACCGACGCGCTGGACAAGGCCCGGCAGGCGGTGATCGACAACCGCCAGGCCCAGCTCCTCGCGCTGGAGGACAGCTTCGATCAGCGCAACGCCGCCGCCACCGGCCAGTCCAACAGCGCCGCCTACCAGATGGCGCAGTTCAACAAGGCGGCCGAGCAGGCCGCGCAGGATCTCTACACGCAGCTGCGCTTGGTGCAGGGGCTGACGGACGAGGAGGCGGTGCCATTCCAGCTGCGCCTCGGCTCCACGCAGGCGCTGGAGCGGGAGGCCCTGCAACGGCAACTCGCCGCGGCACAGGCGTCCAACGACAACGCGCTGTGGGACCGGATCGGCTCGGCCCGCGCCAACACGACGGCTGAGGATGCCCTGTGGGACTACAACCGCAAGGCGACGCAGGAATGGCTTGCCGCCACCACCGACGGCATGACCGACCTGACGCTGCTGGCCCGGACCCAGGCCGAGGAGCGGCTGGCGATCGAGCGCACCTATGCCGAGAAGGCCGAGGCGCTGCGGCAGGAGAGCCTGCAGGCCGAGCTTTCCGCCATGCAGACCCTGGCCAGCCAGAGCCAGGTGCTGACCGGCTGGCTGAACGAGAGCGCGCTGAACAGCGAGACGCTCTCGCCCGAGGCGCGGCTGAGCGAGGCGCAGCGGCAGTTCCAGGCGGCCCGCGACGCGGCGCTCTCGGCCGGGCCGGGTGAGGCGGACCTGTCGGCCGTCACCTCTGCGGCGAGCAGCCTGATCTCGGCCGGGCTGGCGGTGAACGCCTCCTCGCCCATGCAGGCGGCTTTGGAGGGCTGGGTGCGGCAGAGCGTGACCAGCCTGGGGGCGCAGCTCGACCTGCCGGCCTTCTCGGACGACATCACCTCGGCCGTGGCGCGCCTCCAGGCGGCGTCCGTGGCGGCGACCAATGACGTGAAGGTCTCGGTGGATGCCCTGGCGGCCGAGTTCCGGCTGTGGCGCCAGCAGATGCGGGCGGCCGCGGCATGAGTGGCCTCCTCGCGCTGAACGGGCCGGCGGAGTTCCTGCTGGAGATGCGCTCGGCCGCCACCGGGGCCGCGGTCGATCCGCCGCCGTGGGGCATGGCCGGCGGCCTGCCGCTGGCGGCCCGGCCGGAGGAGATGCCGGTGCCGGAGGTCAACTCCGCCCTGCTGCGCCTCTCGCGCTGGGGCTGGATCGGCGAGCCGGGCGACACCGCCGCGCCGAACGCGGCCTATCCGGCCCGGCTGACGGCGCCGCCCTCGCTGACCTGGGCGCTGCCGATCCTGCCCGAGAACGACCGCCGCGGCACCGCCACGGCCGGGACGGTGACGCTGGACAATGCCGATGGCGGCCTCTCCATCATCGGCGGCGACTGGAGCATGGCCGGCCGCACGGCGCTGCTGCGGCGCGGGCCCTATCGCTCGCCGCTGCGGGCCGACAGCGCGGCCTTCGCCACGGTGGCGGCGCTGCGGGTCGGCTCGGCGGCCATGGGCACAGACAGCCTGACGGTGGAGCTGGTCAGCGCCGCGGCGGATCTCGCCGTGCCGGTCTGCGGCACCTATGCCGGCACCGGCGGCGCCGAGGGGGATGCCACCCTCAAGGGGCAGAACCGGCCGCTGCTGCTGGGCATCGGCCGCAACATCGAGCCGGTGCTCGTGCTCTCGGGCAGGCTGCTCTACCAGGTCTCGGCCCAGGCGCTCTATGCGGTCACCCAGGTGCGCGACAAGGGCGCGGTGCTGACCATCGGCAGCAACTACGCCACGGCGGCGGACCTGCTGGCGGCCACGGTCGGCGCCGGCACGGTCGCCACCTGCCTCGCGGCCGGGATGATCCGGCTCGGCTCCACGCCGCAGGGGCCGCTGACGCTGGATGCCCAGAGTGCGGCGGACAGCAACCACGGCGGCATCGCCCTGGCGCTGCTGCGCGGGCCCGGCGGGCTGGCGGAGGACCGGCTGGTGGCCTCGGCTTTCACGGCGCTGCCGGCCGGGCCGGCGGGGTTCCTGTTCGCGGACGGGACCGTGGCCGATGCGCTGAACCGGGTGCTGGCGAGCTGCGCCGGCTGGTGGGGCACGGACCGGCAGGGGCGGCTGACCGCCGGGCGCCTGGCGGTTCCGGAGCAGACGCAGCCGGCCTTCCGGCTGGAGCGCTGGATGCTGGACGAGGCGGCGGACCGCACCGGCCGGGCCATCCAGGAGGTGGCGGGCTCGGTGCCGCGCTACGGCGCCCGGGTGAAATACGGGATGCTGGCCCGGACCCAGGCGGCCTCCGAGGTGGTGGCCTCGGCCCCCGCCTACGGCGATGCCGCGGCGATGGACTACCTGGCCAAGGGCTACAAGGTCGGCGCCTCCATCCAGCCCGCGATCCAGAGCCAGTTCCCGACCGCCACCAGCCCCGAGCCGCTGGACAGCGGCTGGGCCAACGAGGCCGAGGCGACCGCGCAGGCGGCCTATCTGGTGGCGCTGCACGGGGTGCGGCGCCGCTTCTGGCAGGTGCCGGTCGGCCAGTGGGGGCATCAGCTGGCGCTCGGCATGGCGGTCGGCGCCGACCATCCGCTGCTCGCGAACAGGACCTGGATCGTCCAGGCCCTGGAGGGCGAGGGTGACGATCTCGAAGCGACCTTCTGGGGATGAAAACCATGGATCATGAAGACGGCAGCGCCCGCAAGGCGCTGGAGGAACACGCGCGCCAGTCGGTTGCCTCGCTGGGCGCGGCCGTGGACCTGCCTGGCTTCTCGGCGGATATCGTACAGGCGATCGAGCGGCTGCGGCAGTCGCAGGAGGCAGCGGCCGAGCGCGTCACGGCAGCGATCGAGGCCTTGCGGGAGGAATACCGCCGGCACAACCGCGGCGTCTGACCCATGCCCGTGCTGATCGCGCGCGAGAACCTGCTGGAGGCGAGCGGGGCGGCGCTGGTGGCGGACAGCGCCCTGGGCGGCCTCGGCGTCTCCAACCTGCTGACGCCGCGCCTGGGCGAGGTCTGGCGCACCGGGGGCATCGCCGAGGCGGTGCGCACCGCGCCGGTCAGCACCAACAGCAACAGCGGCGCCGTGATGGGGAGCAACACCACCCGCACCGGCACCACGACGGGCTTCGACGGCACCGCGGGGCGGGCGGTGCTCTACAGCAACTCGGCCACCACCAATGCCTATGTGGCGAAGACCGTCGCGGTGAAGGGCGGCCGGCGCTACTCGGTGCAGGTCAACATCCGGCGCGCCAGCGGCGCCAGCACGACCGGGGCCGCCATCCAGGTCCAGGGCGCCGGCACGGTCCGCACCCTGAACATGACCGCCTTGGCCCAGGGCACCGCCTGGCAGCTGCTGGAACTCCAGTTCACCGCCGAGCAGAGCGGCACGGCCACGATCTTCTTCGCGGTCAACACCGGCACGCTGGATTACGCCCTCGACGGCGCCACGCTCTACGAGCTGGTGACCGGCACGGCGGGGAGCCCGACCACCCTGCTGGCGGCCGACCTGGGCTCGGCCCAGGCGGTGAACCACCTGGTGCTGGCGGCGCCGCGCGACGGGCTGCTGCCGATGGATGGCGCCACCCTCCGCCTCTGCGCCTCCAACCTCTGGCCCTACGGCACCGAGGTGCTGGACACCGGCATGCAGGCGCTGGCCATGCCGCGCGGCTACTGGGTCTGGCTGCCGGCCAGCGTGGTCACGGCGCGGTACTGGTGGGTCCAGTTCAACGCCCCGGCGGCGCAGGCCTACCTGCAGTTCGGCCGGCTGTGGCTGGGCAACGGGCTGCTGCCGCTGAAAGCCGCCTCGCCGGATGGCTACGACCCGGCGGCCAGCGACGATGCCGCCTCCCGCCCCCGCCGGACCGCCAAGTTCCAGATCCAGGCGCTCTCCGAAACCGAGGCCGATGCCTTGGAGGCGCTGGGGCTGGCAGCGGGCACCCAGCAGCAGGTGCTGGCCATCCCGCGCACCGAGCGCGCTGGCCTGACGGCCGTGCTGGGGCGCTTCACCACGATCCCGTCGCCGGCGCCGCGCCAGGCCTGGGACAGCCGCAGCCGCCTCTACACCGCCGACATCGCCCTGCAAGAGGACCGCTGAGATGGTCGCCATCGTGACCGCCGACATGGTGCTGGTGGAGAGTTATTCCGGCGGCACCGGGGCGCTGGAGGTGGGCTCCACGGTCGCGGGCTTCCTGGCGCCCGGCAGCCAGATCGCCTCCGGGGCCCGGGCCGTGTGGCGCTGCGCCTCGGCCGACTACTCGCAGTGGGAGGAGTTCGTCGGCACCTATTCCGCGGGCTCCCCCAACACCGTCAGCCGCGACACGCCGCTGCTGCGCTCGGACGGCGGCTCGGGCTTCATCAACTGGACCACGGGGCAGAAGAAGCTGCTCTTTCCGGTGATCCCGTCGCGCTACCTGCCGCTGCTGGACGACGGGCTCAAGCTGCTGCCGGCGCAGCTGCCGGACAGTCCCTATTCCATCCTGCGCTCCAGCGCGACGATCCAGTTGGGCAACGACACGGCGCAGACCCTGACCTGGGACGTGAACGGCGGCAACACGCTGGGCGGCATCGATCCCGGCGCCTCGGTCTGGAGCGCGATCGTGCTGGGCTCGGGCGGCCTCTACAGCCTGCGCGCCGCCATGTCTTTCTCGGCCGGCGGCGGCACCTACCGCGAACTGCGCATCGTGGTGAACGGCGGCATCTACGCCCAGAAGCGCCGGGCCCCGATGTCGGCCGGCGAGACGGTGCTGGATGTCGCCGTGGATCTCGGCGTCGGCGCCAATTCCCTGGTGGTGGTGCAGGCGCTGCAGAACAGCGGTGCGGCTCTGGCGGTCGGCGGCACGACCTGGACCCATTTCTCGGCGGTGAGGCAGATCTGATGAGCGAGACCCTGGCAACCCCGGTGATGGTGCCGTCGCCGGAAACGGACGCGCATGTCGCCGTGCCGCCGGAGGCCGACCTGGCACGCATCGCCGCCCGCGCGGGGGCGCCGGACGCGCTGGACCGGCTGTACCAGGACGGCTGCCTGATCGTGCGCGGTGTCGCGCAGGAGGCGCTGGAGGCGGCGCTGGCCGAGGTCGGCACCGCGCCGCTGGTGGCCGTGCCGCAGGAGGTCACCCGGGCGCAGGCGCGGGTGGCCATGGCGGGCCAGATCCTGCCCGATGGCCGCTCGCTGCTGAAAGCCACGAAGGCGCTGATCCAGACGCGGCTCGCGGCCGTGGACAGCCTGCCGGACAGCGACCCGGCCAGCATCGCGGCCGAGCAGCTGAGCGAGTGGTGGGAGAGTGCCGCCACCTATCGCCGCGACCATCCCGCCATGATCCAGATCGCCGGGCAGTTCGGCCTGACCGATGCCCAGGTGGACGACCTGTTCCGCACCGCCGCCGCGGTGAGCTGATCCCCCGGCCGCGGGCAGCGGCCACCCCTCGCCACCACCCCTGACACATCCCCCCGAGCGTGCCCCCGGCGGCGGTCCAGCAGGATCGCCGCCGATCCCTGTTGCGCGCTCGCCATCGGAGAACAGCCATGGCCAGATTGGGCTCTCTCGCCGCCTACCGTGCCCAGCAGCGTGCCCGTGCCGTCGGCGCGGGGCTGGTGGGGGCGTTCCCCAAGGTCTCCCTGATCGCCTATCTGGGCGACAGCATCACCAACCAGCACGGCGTCTATACGGACGACACCCAGGTCAAGGTTTTCAGCCTCCGTGGCCGGCTCCACGCCCTGATGTCGGACCCCGAGCTGAGCCGCGCCATGTATGTGGACGGGCGGCTGAACTTCGGCATCTCGGGCGAGACCTCCACGCAGATCCTGGCCCGCACGCCGGCCGCGATCGCCACCGCCCGGGCCATGGGCGCCCAAGCCTTCGACCTGATGGCCGGAACCAACGATGTCGGCACGGATATCGAGACCGTCTGGTCGAACCTGACCCAGATCTGCCAGTTGATCCTGGACGCCGGGTTCGGGCTGAACTTCTGGTCCATCCTCCAGCGCAGCAACGCCCGCTGGCAGGATGCGGTGACGGCCGGCACCATCACCCAGGCCGCGGTCGATGCCGAGAAGACCAAGAACGAGGCGATCCGGCTCCGGCAGATCATCTACGCGGCCGGCAAGCCCAGGGTCCGCCACATCGATCCCGTCCCGGCGATGAACGATCCGGCCTATGACCGCTGCGCCCGGGCCGAGTATTTCGTGGACGGCCTGCATCCGAACATCCTGGGCGGCTTCGTCATGGCCGGTGTGGCCAAGCCGGTCTACAGGCCGCTGCTTGCGCCGCCGACCCTGGATCTGGCCGCCACCACCGATATCCTCCTGACCAATCCGCATCTTACGGGCACGGGCGGCGTCGTGGGGCTGGATGTACAGGCCGGCAGTTCCATCCCGACCGGCTGGTCCGCGCAGCGCACGCGCGGCCAGACGAAGGACAGCGGCACCCTGACCATCTACGAGGAGGCGTCGGATGACGGCGTGTCCGACAGCTGGCGGGTGATGGATTTCCAGAACTATCTGCGCGCCGCCGCCGACGGCAACGAGAACTGGGCCATCCAGCAGCAGATCCTGCTCAGCAGCGGGAAATACGTCCCCGGCGATGTCCTCGAACTCACCGCCGAGGCGCGGCTGTGGTCGCACAATGGCAATCTGATCGGCATCAGCGCCAACATCAGCGAGACGGATGGCACCCTCCAGCGGGTGAACTGGTCGTCGCAAGGCACCATCGGCCAGTACTGGCCGACCGACACCCGGCGTCTGCTGCTTACGGCACCGCGCTGTATCGTCAGACCGAACAGCGGCGCTGGCACGCCCGCAGCGACGATCCAGCTCGTGGTGCAGGGCGACGTGCGCACCGCCTTCACCGGCAAGATCGGCTTCCGCCGCGTGCGGGTGCGGAAGATCGCCTGATTGTCCGGCCGCTCTCCGAACGCCGATCCACCGCAGGAGCCACCCAGGATGCGGTTCAACCCCGAGGTCAACTACGGCGCCCTGTTGCAGGCCGCCGTCGTGGCGGTCGGTGCCGTCTTCGGCTACGCCGCCCTCAGCAACCAGTCCTCCCAGACGGCGCGCGACCTGGCCGCCACGCGCGTCGAGTTCAAGGAGGCACTGGGCAACCTGGAGAAATCGGTTTCATCCTCCTCGGCCCGCACCGAGGCGAAGATGGATGCCGGGCTGAACGCCATCCAGTCCCAGATCCGCGACCTGCCGAACATGGGCGCCGAGGTGACGCAGCTGCAGCGGCGCATGCTGGCGCAGGAGCAGTCGCAGGCGAACCAGGACCAGCGCATCGCCGAGCAGGACCGGCGGATCACCGAGATCGCCGCCGACCTGCGGAGCGTGACCCGCTCGTCCCAGATGCCGCTGCCGCAGCCGGGGCGGGCAAGGCAATGATCCGCCCGGCGCTGGCACTCCTGCTGCTGGTCGGCTGCGCGGAGGCGCCGGAGCCGGTGACCGTCGCGGCCCGGCCGGAGGTGCCGGCGAGGCTGCGCTCCTGCCCGCCGGGTGTGGCAGCCCCTGCGCCGCCCCGCGCGCCCCGGACGCCTGAGCAGCTGGCCGCCTGGGGGATCGCCGCGGAACGGGCCCGGGCCCGGACCGAGGTGGCACGCGTGGAGTGTGAGCGACGGCTGAGGGAACTGACTGCCTACGCGCGGGATTAGCGTTCTGTGCGGCCTTTATCGGCCCGAGGTCTGTGATCTGTCAGTGGCGCCCATTGGCGGGGAGTGGCTGATCCCCCGCTTGTCCCGGGGACTTCCCACTCCTCGCCGCGTCGGATGCCAATGGTAACGCCCCACTTTGGGTCGTCGATCCAAACGACCTCACGTTCCGGGGCCAGGTGCATCTCTCGCCAAGGCATTCGAGCCTCCACCGTCCGTAATGGAAATGGCTGGGGTTCGGCTCCTGGCAATTACGATAACGTATCATCAAGCCGCGAGCGTATGTTCACAATCAGTGTGTATGGTCGGCCTGCGAGCGGGCCGGGCGCGACACCGGCAACTACCTCGTCCCCCCGTAGGGCTGGGGCAGCCTGCTCTCTGCCGGACTTGGGAGCGTAAGGGCAGGGAGCAGGTGGGACGGCATTCTTCCCACGTCCGCTCAGGCGTGACGGTAGGTTGCCACCTGCTGCGGCGCAATACCTGCTTTCAATATGCGAGCGGGCCGGGCGCTAATCCGGCAACCGCCTGATCCTAACGCCTCTGTCGGACCAGACGGCCTGAGCCGGGCGCAGATTGGGGCGCGTCGGATCTGGCTCAGGTGGGGCGGCTTTTTTCCCACGTCCGCCACTGGAGCCTACGGCGCAGTTCACTGCGCTGCAACAACAACCGCCATCTTCAGTGAGCGGGCCGGGCGCGACGCCGGCAACCATCGTGCCTCGATGCCTGCCAAGGCAGATGGCCTGGGCCCAGCCCGGGTTGAGGCGCGGGCCATCGGGCTCAGATGGGACGGCATTCTTCCCACGTCCGCTCGCTGGCGACGATAGGCGGCCCGCGCGCCTCTCCGCAACGACCGTGGCCAGGGCGGATCCCTGGCATCCCTTCCACCACGAGAACCCCATGAGCGCATTCGGCCAGGCCTTCGCGGTCCTGATCGTGCACGAGGGCGGCTATTCGACCGATCGCCAAGACCTGGGCAACTGGACCGGCGGCAAGGTCGGCTCGGGCACCCTCAAAGGCACAAAATACGGCATCAGCGCCGCCTCCTTCCCCACCCTCGACATCGCCAACCTGACCGTCGAGCAGGCGGGCTCGATCTACCGGGCGATGTACTGGGACCGGATGGGCTGCGACAGCCTGCCGCCCGAACTCGCCCTGCTGGTCTTCGATGCGGCGGTGAACAACGGCGTCTCGAACGCCGCGAAGTTCCTCCAGCTCTCGGTCGGGGCCACGGCGGACGGGCTGATCGGCACCGCCTCCCGCGCTGCCATCGCCAAGGCCCTGGGCAACGGCTCGCCCGAACGGGTGCAGGCCCTGTGCTCCGAGTTCCTGGCCCGGCGCCTCGTCTTCATGGCCGCGCTCTCGACCTGGGCCCGCTACGGGCTGGGCTGGGCGCGGCGCCTCTGCGCGCTGCCGTTCCAGGCCCGCGCCTTCTTCTCCTGAAAGGACGATCCGATGAACTTCACCCTCGGTGGGGCGACCCTCACCGTCACCCTGCAGGACGTGATCCTCCTGGCCGGCCTGCTGGGCTTCGGGGCCGAGCGGCTGGCGGCCTGGCTGCGCAACCGCCATGCCGAGGCGCTGGCGCGGATCGTGGGCATGGCCGGGCGGCTGGGGGCCGAGATCGTGGCGACCCTGGCGGCGCTGCCGGCCGGTGCCGATGCCGCGGCCGTGAAGGCGGCGCTGATCGCGCGGGGCGTGGACGAGCTGCGGCAGAGCTATGCGGGGTCGGTGCGGATCGCCAAGGCGAGCCCGGACGTGCTGGCCGGGATGATCAGCCGTGAGGCGGACAAGCTGGCCGCGCCGGCAGCGGTCGCGGTGGCACCGGAGGCAGTGCTGCAGGCGGCTGCCCTGGCCGCCTGAATGCAGAGAGCGGGGTACGCACATCGGCCCGTCTCCGGCGTGCGTACCCCTGACCACCGATTTGCATGACCTGATCGATGGCTGAATGAGGATGTAGGGAGAGGAGAGCGGCGAAACACCGCCCGCAGGAAAGACGCAGCGGGAGCGGCGGCTGGCGAGTTGGGCTGTTGCGAAGGCGCTGGCGGGTTGAACCCAGGGGGCGGGGTACGCGCGTCACCCCGTTAGCGACGCGCGCACCCCTGACCCCGATGCCTTTCGAGGGGGCCGGGGCTGGACGGAGTGTATCGCGCTGGTGGTGCGAGGATAAAGGCTGTCCGAGAGAAAGGGGCGGTTTTTTGTTCAGGGCGCGGTCTTCGGCGGCCACACATACGGCGCCGGCAGCCGCTGGTGATCCAGCCACTCATCGACCAGCCGCATGCACATGAGCATCTGCCCGTGCTGCTTGCCGTCGTAGGGGTGGCCGGGCATGCGAAGCACATTGACGGTCTGTGCCTTGGCATCGCCCCTCTCGATCCGCGCACCGCGGTATTCCCAGACGGGACCGCCGTGCTTCCCATTGGCCTCGACCTGGCGCAGTGCATGGCCGCGCTCGCGGGCGTGGGCTTCCTCGGTCTCCATGCTGCCGATCACTCCTCATCCGCCGGGCCTGGCAATCGGAACTGCTCCAGATCCACGCGGCCGCGCCCGCTCATGCCACGGGCGAAGATCTTCCGGAACTCGGCACCCCAGTCCACCCGCATGTGGTCGCCAGGGTCTTCCCCATAGTCGTAGTTCGTGCCCAGGCCACGGATCGGCAGCCACCAGGATCGCTCCTGCCCGGCATCCAGGTAGCGACGCAGCGCCACTGTCCAGGGCTCGACCCTGCACTCCTGGCACCGCAGCCTGGCCACCAGATCGCCCAGCGGGCGGTCCTGCCACCGCTCCGGGAATGTCTCGACCGGCCGCATGATGTTCCGGTCGCAGGGCTGGCATGAGATGCACAACAGGTAGCCGTGCCAGTCATGGACCGGTGCGGCCAGGGCGATCCGAAGACGCCTCTCCTTGCTGACGTTGTGGGCCAT